TAGAGACAACGGACATCATTAAAGTTACGAGTGACACAGCATCCAGTGCAGACGTTATTGTGTCCGTACTAGAACAGTCATAAGGGAGAACACAGATGCCTTATATTGGTAATCAACCTGCACCACAAAACGTTGGATCAGATAATATTACAGATGGTAGCATTGTAAATGCAGACATTAATGCTAGTGCAGCTATTGATATTAGTAAACTTAATGGCGTTACAGCATCAGCGGCAGACCTGAACACAACTGATGTCACAACCCTTGGCACCGTAGAAGCGTCCAAGGTTGTCACTGCGGATGCGAACGGCGATGTTAAGTTCCCTGATAGTGAGAAAGCGTTATTTGGAACTGGGTCTGACCTACAAATTTTCCATGACGGTTCTGCAAGCTACATTCAAAATAATAGTAATTTTAATATAACAAGTGCAAATGGATTAGACTTTTCAGTAACAGCGGTAAACAATGGTGCGGTAACTCTTTATTATGATGGGTCTGCTAAAATTGCTACAACCACAGTAGGCGCAGACGTAACAGGCGAACTCATTGCCGACAGCTACAACGAAACCTACGCAGCGGTTACATCATCCTCTAACGCCACTACGGTGGACTGTGAGGCGGGTAACGCATTCAGCCACACACTGACAGAGAACACCACTTTCACGTTCTCTAACCCACCTGCCAGCGGCACTGCGTATAGCTTCAGCATTGAAATCATTCAGGATGCCTCTGCGTCTGGGTTCACGGTCACTTGGCCAAGTTCAGTTGACTGGCCCAGCGCAACTGCACCTACCCTGACAGCAACTGCATCTGCGAAGGATGTCTTCATCTTCACAACACGGGATGGCGGGACTAACTGGTACGGATTTACTGCAGGGCAAGCATTAGGATAAGCTAACATGGCAACTAAAAAGAAACTCTTACAAGCTGCTGCAGGTAGTGCAGGTGGTGCTGCTGCGCTTAACGTAGAGGATGTGTTCTCAACGTATCTCTATGAAGGGAACAGTGATACTCAGGTTATTGAGAATGGGATTAACCTTGGTCAAGCTAATTACGGAAAGAGTATTTACTTTCCAGACGGTGATGGTGATTATTTAGCTACTGCAACATTACCTCAATTTACAGGTGCGTTTACTTATGAATTGTGGTTCTATAGTTTTGATAATGATCGTGCTATTTATCTAATTGATAAAAATGATAGAGATAGTAATTTTTCAATAGTCACAAACTATCTTACCTCATTTGATCAAATGTTTGTAAGAATTGCAGGAACGTTACTTAACTACAGCTCAGTTGGATTTGATCCTGATGGATGGAACCATGTTGCTGTTGTTAGAGATTCTTCTAATAATGTTGCGACATTTGTAAATGGTACAAGAGTAACTACAACTAGTGTTGTATCTGGCACTGTAAATGCGGATGCGTATTATATCGGAAGTAATAGTTCAGGAGCTGGTGCATCTGGTTATGAACTTATGTATGGGTATATGTCTTCTGTACGTATATCTGACACAGATAGATATTCTACCAGTTCAACATCTATTACAACTCCAACGTCTGAGTTTACGTCAGATAGTAACACAGTTCTTTTGCTTGGTCAGGGTGACACGCCATTGGCTGACGCAAGTTCTAACTCATACAGTGTCACTGTTAATGGCAATCCAAGAGCATCAGAAGTCGGCCCCTTTGACGCAGCCGAAGCTGGCAAAGGTGGTTTGGTTTGGTTTAAAAACCGTAGCACTGCTGATGATCATCATCTTTACGACACTGAGCGTGGCACAGGCAAGCGAATTTCATCTAACCAAACAACGGCCCAGTACACTGGTTCTTCTACTTATGGACTTACTTCATTTAACTCTAGTGGTTTTTCCGTTGGATCAACTGGTGCTGTAAACAACAGCGGTAGTGACCTTGCCTCTTGGACATTCCGCAAAGCCCCTAAGTTCTTTGATGTGGTGACTTATACTGGGGACTCAGTTGGCAGTTCAGCGCAAACTATCTCTCATGGGCTAGGTTCTAACGTTGGTATGATTATAGCAAAAAGAACTTCAACAGCAGATAACTGGGCGGTTTGGCATCGGTATAATGCAAATGGAACTGGTTTTCTCAACATTACTGACGCATTTTACACAAACGTTTCTTCTAGTTTTATATCTTCTGTTTCCTCTACTAGTTTTACGGTAGGAGAGTCTTTGAATACAAACGGTGAGTCATTCGTCGCCTACCTCTTCGCCCACAACGATGGTGACGGTGAGTTCGGCCCTGATGGTGATGCTGATATTATCAAGTGTGGGAGTTATACTGGTACAGGGTCAGAGATGTTTATTGACCTTGGGTTTGAGCCTCAGTGGATTTTAACACGCAGAACAGATACCACAGACAACTGGTTTATGGTAGATACTATGCGTGGTATTGTAAGTGGCGGGGGTGAAGATTACCTTTGGGCAAATACTAGCAACGCAGAGCAAGCGACAACTGCGGGTTGGGCGGTCAATCCGACAGGGTTTACTGTAGAAAGTTCATCAAGGTATGTTAGTGGCGGCACCTACATCTACATAGCCATTCGCCGTGGCCCTATGGCTGTGCCGACTGATGCGACTGATGTGTTTACAGTACATGATCAAGTTGGTGAGCCTGACACTTCACCTTTATATTTTAATAATGATCATGTCATTGATATGGTATTATCACGCAATAGGTATATTGGAGGTGGTTTTAACTATATCACAGATAGATTGCGTAGTGGCGGAACCATACTTTTTACCGATAACACAAACGCAGAAAGCTCTGGTTTAACTTACATAGAATTTGACCACAACACTAATAACTACATTCCAGCGGGTGGCTATGGAAACAACTCTGGTGGAACATCTGAGAATAGTGTTTTCTGGCAATGGAAACGTGCCCCCAACTACTTTGATGTCGTTGCTTACTTGGGGAACGGAACATCAGTGCGCAATATAAGCCATAACCTTGGTGTTGAACCTGAGATGATCTGGTTTAAAGTAAGAACCGACGCAGATAACTGGCAGGTTTATCATAAAGATGTGGGCGCAAATAAGGCTTTATTTTTAGATAATACAAATGCTGCGCAAACTTGGGGTTTTATGAACAACACAGCCCCTACTTCTTCAGTGTTTACGACAACTTCTGGTTATATAAACGCAGCAAGTCAAAGTTACATCGCCTACCTATTCGCAAGCCTAGATGGTGTGTCTAAGGTGGGGAGTTTTACTGCTGGAGTAAGTGATACTTTTGTGGACTGTGGCTTTTCAAGTTCTGCTAGGTTTGTTCTTATGAAGCGCAGTAGCGGCACAGGTGATTGGTTCGTTTACGACAGTGAGCGTGGCTATGCTGCTGGTGCTAATGATAAGCGTTTAAAAATTAATTCAACAGCTGCACAAACTACCAATAACAATATAGACCCAACCGCTGGCGGCTTCACTGTCACAGGCAATACTATAGATGCTGGAACCTACATCTTCTACGCAATCGCATAACGCTACGCAACGTCCTAACGGACTACTCAAACTCATAAGAAAGGATCAATCAAATGAGTGAATACAGAAACAGAACAACAGGTGTCGTAAAGACCCAAGGGCAGTGGCGCAATGAGTTCGCCAACATGTCCCTGCCACGGGTCTGGAAAGCAGCAACCCTAGACGCATTAGACCTAGACCCAGTGCTACGCAGCCCTGCGGCTACAGTAGGCGACTATCAGGTGTCAGTGCGTGATGGTGTTGTCCAAGATGCTAACGGTAACTGGGTGGAGAACTACGTTGCCCGTGACATGTTCCAAGACACCACTGATGAGGATGGTGTTACAACTACTAAAGCTGAACACGAAGCTGCTTATCAGGCTACACTAGATGCACGTACAGCTACAGCTAACCGTGCTACTCGTGATGCTAAACTAGCTGAAACAGACTTCTATGCACTCTCAGATGTAACTATGTCTGCTGAGATGACTACCTATCGTCAGGCTCTACGTGACATCACAAGCCATGCTAACTGGCCTAACCTAGAAGAAGCTGACTGGCCTACGAAGCCTGAATAAGATATACTTGAAGGATACACAATATGAGTAAAGCAAGAGATTTAGCAGATTCAGTATCTACTGGTGGCATACTTGAAGATGGTGCTGTTAGTGTATCTGAGATAAGTGATCTTACAGTTACGGCTGCTGAGTTAAACAACGTAGCAGGGGTTAACTCTGACGTACAAACACAGCTAGACTTAAAAGCACCACTAGCAAGTCCTACGTTTACAGGCGATGCTACATTTGACACAGATACTTTAGTTATTGATAGCACAAACAATTATGTTGGGGTTGGAACTAGTTCTCCTCAATCTGAGCTTCATGTAAGTTCTCCTGACTTTACTTCAATACGTTTATCCAACGATACAGTAGGAAATACTATATCAGATGGCCTAACTATAAGTATGGCTACAAGTGGTAATGTTAGTATTAATAATAAAGAAAATGCTTCCATGCTTTTCTATACTAACAACTCAGCACGTATGACTATTGACAGTTCTGGTAATGTTGGGGTTGGGACGACTTTGCCTAGCAGTGCGTTAGATGTAGATGTGTCTCAAAACGCTGAAACAAACATAGAATTGACAAACACAAATACAGGTTCTGCGGCACAGGTTCGCACCAAGTACACAACGGATGGTGGTTTGTTTACTGTAGGTAAAACAAGTGACGCACATGCTTTTGGTGGTGATGCGTATCTTTATAACGTAGACAACACAAACATTCGTTTTGCTACTAATGACACAGAACGCTTCCGCATTGGCTCATCTGGTGAGCTAGGCATTGGTGGTGCAACATACGGTACATCTGGACAAGTTCTAACATCTGGCGGCTCTGGTGCCGCACCAACATGGGCTGATGCTGCTGCTGGTAGTGGTACAATCACTGCAACGGCTGATGGTGCAATTAGTGCGGGTGATGCTGTAGTGTTGCAATCAAATGGTACTGTTAAGGCTGTTCAAGAAACCGTTACAGAGCAAACACCTTTAATTGTTGGCTTTAACAGTAATGTAATAACTATTTCCCCTAACAACATTGACTATGGGTTTGGTGGAAATATGCATTATCACGAAGACACCAAAACAGTATTTTATTTTTGGAATACTGGTGGTGATGTGTATATGACCAGTATGATATATGATAGCAATAACGATACTTGGTCTACAAGACAAAGTAATGTTTTTATAGGTGATGGTTTTGCGGGTCAGTCTTTAACTTCTGATTATAACCCAAGTACAGGCTATGTTTTGGTGGCTTGGAAAGATAGCACTGGTTATAGCAGACTTGTCGCTTTATATGTTTATACAAGTAACAATTTATTTCAGTATGCTAAAACAAGTCAGACACAATATACAACAGTTAGAGCAAGTGGCCAAGAGCAAATGGCTATAGCTTCATCTACTACAGACAATCACTTTAGATTTGCTTGGATGGAAAATAATAGTACTTTGCAATGTATGACTTTTAGTGTTTCAGGTACAACAAGTCCTACTCTTTCTAATGTTGGTTATGCTCAAGTTTCTCCTAGTGCTATAGGAAATAGTGAGTATTTAAGTATGGCTTGGGATAGTAATAACAACAGGTTTCTTGTTGTTTTGCGTAATGGTGCTGTGTCCGATTATGGGTATTACTATTACTTTTCAACATCAACATCTAATGGGGCGGTAACAAGTCACGCAACTAATACTTTTTATAATAGTGGTTATATAAATTATTCTTTTGTTGAGTTTAATCCACAAGATGCTTGTTTTGTGGTGATGTTTGATTACGCATCTGGTGCTGGAATTAAACAACTTGATGTAAGTGGTAGTTCTATTTCTGTTGTTGGTGGCTCAACAACTGTTGTAAACATTGATGGGTGGCACAGCCAGTGGTATCGTGATATGCGATATGACTCTGCTTCTAAGAAGATTGTCTATGGACGCAGATCACTAGGTGCTTCAACAAATATGATTGTTGGAAGAATAACAACAAGTGGTTCTTCCCCTACTGCGGCAAACACTGAATCTGATTTATATACAAGTGTGAACACAGGTGAAGCTCTTGCGATTGTTTCAATGCCAAATGTATCTAAGTTTGCAGGGATTATTGAGCCTAATAGTGGAAATATTCAGATTAAAGCATTTCAATCTGCTACAACAAGTTCAAACAACGCAGACTGGATTGGCTTTGCATCAGAAGCAATATCTAATGCAGCAAGTGGCGACATACTTGTAGTTGGGTCTACTGACGAAAACCAAAGCGGATTGACTGCTGGCTCAACGTATTACGTTCAGACTGATGGCTCATTAGCAACGACAACAACTGATGCAATAAAAGTTGGCAGAGCATTATCAGCAACTAAGCTTCTTATTACAGAAGGAAACGCATAACATGACCAAAGCAAGAGACTTAGCCGACTTAATCAGTGCTTGACAAAGTATTACAGACGAGTTAAACTATGAGTGACATCAAACTTTCTCCAGAAGAAATAGAAGATATGCTAGATCGTGCAGCTAGGCGTGGAGCTAAAGAAGCCCTACGTTCTATTGGCTTACTAGACGATGATGCACAAAGAGATATTACAGAGATGCGTAGCTTGTTGGAAGCATGGCGTGACACTCGTAAGTCTATCTGGTCTACAATAGTAAAATTAGCTACCGTTGGAGTCCTGACGTTTATCGCAGGTGCGGTATGGATGACGATGGGTAAGTAAAGGTATAACAATATGTCAAGAATATATGATCCTATCGCAGGTAAAAATCTTACTGCATCTCAGATTCAGAATAGAATAAACTCCCCTAATCTTGGGGTTGCATATGCAGAGGCAGGGGTAACATCTGTGGATGAAGTAAAGAACTATAATCCTTCTGCTAACAGTTCTAGTTCTAGCTCTTCTTCGTCAAACACTACAAACAACAATAATAATAATAATTCAAATAATTTTAATGTAAACACAACTACATCAAGTTCTGGTCTACAAGTACAAGCTGAATATGCTCAATACGTAGGGCAAAAAGAAGGCCGTGTCGTTGACGGTATTGCTATCCCTAACTGGGTAGATGATGATTATCTAGGTAGTTATGTGCACTCTGCTAAACAAGGTAATCCACGTAAGCCTAACAGCCGTGAAATGACTGAAATGATTGCAGGTGTTCCTATTGAACAGTTGTACGGCACTATGGATAGCTCTGAGTGGACAAAATACACCAATCAGAGTAGTGAGCTTTTGTATAGTGTTGTAGGTTCTAATCAAGACACACGTGATTGGAATGCGATTACTACTGCTGCTATAGACCCTGATACTGGCTCGTTTAATTCTGATAGGTTTGTTGCAGCTACAAGAATTGCCACATCTCAAATGTATGGTGGCACTACAGTACAGTATAAATCTGGTGGATATGAAGTAGATGAAGCTGGTAATACAATTATAGGAGCAGATGGTAATCCCGTACCTGTACCACCTGCTTTATTTATTGTAGGAAATAACGGAACTAATCTTAGGGTCATAAATCCTAGCCAACCTGAAATAATGAAACAAACACTAATAAATTTTGGTGTTCAAAACATTGATTGGGTTGGAGATGTTATGAACTCTATGAAACAATACGGAATGGATCAAGTTGATCTTGAACGTAATCTAAAAGTTTTTGGAGATTTACAAAACAGCTATACTCCTTGGAATAATTTTCAAGATATATGGGGTACAGAGGGTTTAATTACGGGTATTACTCCCACAATAGACAGCTATAAAATTATAACTGGACAAACACTTAGTGGCACAGCAACAGGTACTGAAACAACTCAAGTTGGTACTGAAGGTACACAAGTAACAGGTGATCAAACACAGCAACAAACAGCTACAGATGCTGTATCTATGGCTGCTAATCAAGCTGTGACTACACCTCAGCAACTACCCCAGACTGTATCTTACCAAATGCCACAAGGTTATCAAGGTTCAGGGTTTATGCCTACATATATGAACCAAACAGGTATGGGTATGCAAACACCTACTATGACCCCTATGACAGGTACATTCACTAAACCTGCAGGTACAGGCATGTTGAGTACACAACCATCACAGACATATACTATTGGTCAAACAACTACACCTACACCACAAGCTCCTGCACAACAGTCATATGATGTACGCATGTATCGTAATAATACAGGTATGACTACAAGTATTACATTTGTAAATGGTAAACCACAGACACCAATTCCATCTGGGTTCTATCCTGTAGATCAACAACCTGCAGCGCAGATGCCATATCAACCACAGGTTCCTCAAGTGCAAGCACCTATACCACAACCAGTAACACCATATACACCTCAGTTTAACATGAACCAAGGGGGTATTGTACCACCAATTCCTACACCGTCAGGTAATAAGTTTGGTGGATTTAAACCAGAGGCATTGCAACGTATTGCACAGAACCTTGGTTACTCAGGTGACATGGGTGGCTTTGATCAGTACTTGAATGACAATCCAGATAAGAAACAAAAGATGGATAACTACACTACTCGTGCTCGTCAAATGGCAGAGGGTGGCATGGTTCCTAAACAAGCTATGATTGGTGGTGAACCACATAGACTTGCTTATGTAAATCCAAATGAAGAAAAACTACTTAAAGCTGCAGGTGGAGCAGGTGTTCCTTCTTATGGTAATATTCCTGCATACTTTACTATTGGTCCAGGAAGCACTGTAGGACAAACTGTGACTGATCCTACAACAAATACTGTATATACTTGGAACGGTTCTAGTTGGACTACAGGTGATGGGTATAATGTAGGTACAGGTATGGGTACAGGTACAAACACAGCTACAGCATCTAACCCTTTAGTTAACTTTCCTAATGTTTTAGGTAATTTAAACACTAATACAACAACACAAGATACGTTTGCACAACAAACCTCTAATGCGGCAAATAATGTAACTACTGCAGCAACAACACCACCTCAGTCTACTACAGTATCATTAGGTCAATACGATCCTCGTGTACTAAATCAACAATATATTCCACAACAACCTGATTTAACAGGCATGAACTTAACACAAGTACAAGAGCAGATGGCTAAGACCCCTGGGTTACCTACTGGTGCAACTGTAGTTCCAACTGGTACACAGCTAACTGCAGGTCAACTTGTGTCACCTTACTCAGGTCAGGTAGGAGGATCACTTGCACTACCTACCGCACTAGCCGCAACTGAACAGTCTATGATGCCTATGACAGGACAGGCAGCTTTGATGTCACCTGTTGAAGCTGCAGGTGCTATTGGTGCAACTGTAAATCAAACACAAGCTGCACAACTAGGGCAGGTAGCTGCTATTACTGCAGCACAACAAGAAGGTACATCTGTATCTAACGTAGAAGCTGCACAGGGTACAGGTATCTTGATGAATAATCCTGTACAACGTAAAATTGAAACTGATCCTGTGACAGGTGAAAGTGAGCTTATTTCTGGTGTAGCTAACGCACAAACTGCTGCAGCATTTAACGAACAAATACAAGCTGCAACTGCTACACCTACTAAGCAAGCTACCGTACAAGGTCAGCTAGAAACACTTATGGCTCAGTTTGAAGGTGGTAATACACCTGCATGGGCAGCAGGTTCAATGCGTAATGCAATGGCTACATTGTCTGCACGTGGACTGGGAGCATCTAGCTTGGCAGGTCAAGCTGTAATCCAAGCTGCTATGGAATCTGCATTGCCTATCGCACAGATGGACGCACAGGTAACTGCACAGTTTGAACAACAGAACTTGTCTAACCGCCAGCAACGTGCTATACTTGCTGCACAACAACGTGCACAGTTCTTGGGACAAGAGTTTGATCAAGCATTCCAAGCTCGTGTAGCTAACGCAGCTAAAATTAGTGATATTGCAAACATGAACTTTACTGCTGAACAACAAGTAGCACTAGAGAACTCACGTATTGCAAATACAATGGAACTAAACAACCTGACAAATCGTCAGGCTATGGTAATGGCAGAAGCATCTGCATTAGCTAACTTGGACATGTCTAATCTGAACAATCGTCAGCAAGCTGCTGTACAAAATGCTCAGAACTTCTTACAAGCTGATCTTACTAACTTGTCTAATCAACAACAGACAGAATTGTTTAAAGCACAACAACGTGTTCAGTCATTGTTTACTGACCAAGCCGCACTCAATGCGGCACAACAGTTTAATGCTACGTCACAAAACCAAGTTGATCAGTTCTTTGCAAGCTTGCAGAGTAACACTGCACAGTTTAATGCGGCACAAGCTAATGCACAGGCACAGTTTAATGCAGGTCAGGTAAACACAATTGAACGTTTTAACGCAGAGATTAACAACCAACGTGATCAGTTCAACGCACAGAACCGTTTGATTATTGACCAGTCAAATGCACAATGGCGTAGAGAGATTGCAACTGCAGATACTGCAGCAGTTAACCGTGCTAATGAGCTTAACGCACAAGGCTTACTAGGATTATCTAGTTCTGCTTACAATAATCTATGGCAGTTCTACGCAGACAATATGGAGTGGGCTTGGACATCTGCAGAAAATGAAAGAGCAAGAATATCTCAACAGGCTATAGCACAGCTACAAGCTGATACTCAGTTTGACATTGCTCAGTTTAAAGCTGATGCAGAATCTTCAAGTGGATTTGGTAATTTAATTGGTAAAATCTTTACCGCCGATTTGAGCAGTTCTATAGGTGGAAGTATTTTAGGCAAAGCATTTGGATTAGGATAAAGACATGAATATAGGATATCAAGTAATGAACAACTTGGTTTTGCCGAAAGAGGAAAAGCCAAGTAGTCGTAACACAAGTAACGGATTGCTTGCACGTAATCCTGTAAATAAAAAACAAAGTAAAGACCTGTCTGTTACAGACAGAGTTGCTAGTTACGTGGCAGAGATACGTAAGGCAAGAGAAGGGTTAAAAAATGGCTCAAACACCTAGTCCACTTTTAGATGCACCTATTGCAGGACAATCACTAACTGCTGAGTTAGGTAATCGTCCTTGGCAACAGCCTCCTCAATACTCAACTGTTGAAGAAGCATTAGAGTTTTATATCCCAAGACTAACTGACCCAGACAATTTAAGTGATCTATTAGACGTAATGGAAAATGGTATTCCTCTTACCACAATTGCAAATGCATTACAAAGTAGTGGGGTTATGGAGGGTAAACACAGTCTTGATGTAGGTATGTTAGTAATGCCTGTACTTATTGAGACTATGGCCTACTTAGCAGATGAAGCAGAAATAGAGTATACTGTTGGTTCAAAAGAAACAGAAGACCCAGACAAACCCTCTGATTCTGCTGTTGCTCTTTCTGTCTCTAAGGCACGTAAAGAACGTGGGGAACTTCCTGAAGAAGAAGAACTTATGTCTAATGAAACAGATCAAATGGATACGGAACCACCTAGTGGTGGGTTAATGTCACGGAGAACACAAGATGGGGTTTAATTTTGGAGCATTTATAGGTGGAATGTCTACTGGAATAGTTAAAGGCATTGAGGATGCGGAAGAACGCCAGTTTAAATTTGATATGCTTGCGGAAGAAGAGGCCACACGTCTGCGTTTAGCACGTGCTAGTGAACGTAGGGCTGATCGTAAGGCATTAGATGAACGTATTGCCTCTTTAAAAGCTATTGGTTTGTCTGATGCTAAAGCTGCATGGGTTGCAAAAGGTGGTAGCTCTGTAGTCTCTCAATACGTAGACTGGGGAGGAAAGGCTTTAGCAAAAGGAATTAATCCTGATACTATGCTAGACAGTAGTCTATTCTCTAGTGATCTACAAGACCCACGAAATGAAGCTGCTATGGCTGCAAGTCTAGGTCAACCTCTTAAACGTAAATATACTACAGCAGAACCTTTTGAATTACAAACAGATATTATGACTAGTGTTTTGGGTGAAGATAAAGATAAAGAAGTAAAACAGTATGGAAGTATTGCTGCAGGATATGCAGGTACTTTTAGTTTATTGCAGGATGCTAAAGATAGAAATGATGCTGATGATATATCAAAATACACTACAGTACTAGGAGAATGGGAAAAACAATTAGAAGAAGAGATTGCTAGAAGTAAAGACGATACAGCAGATAATACTTCTTACTTTAATGATGACAGTTATGCACGAGTTCAAAAAGATGAACTAACCGAAGCCTACAGCTCTTATGATTTTGTCACAGATATAAATGGTAATATCACAGCCAAGCTAGAAGGTAGAGAAGGTGTCAAATATGTAGCACAGCTTTCTGCCGCAAATAGAATAGAAGATATTGCAACAATAGGAGACACAGGAGTTGTAGATAAACGAATGCTACAACGTGCTGAAAGCATTAGAGTGGAGGCAGACAGAAAATTGCGTACTTATGCCAGAGGTATTGTTTTTAGTGACGGTGCGCCAGATCAAAAAACTAAAGAGTTTGGTTATTTAAAAGTACAGAGAGATGCTGATAACAATATTATTCCCATGAACTATAGAGATGCTATAGTTGATGGAGATAACGGAAAATATAAAGTCGGTGATGTTGTTGTTGCGAAAGTAAAAATAGATGGCAATGTCGTTAATAGAATTTTTGTTTGGACAGGTTTACCTACAGGCAATACTTATGATATTAATGGAAACACAATAGAAAGTGGTTGGGCTGATGCAGGAGTTTATGGTTCTTAAACATGGCAGATTTTGAATTAATAGATGACGATGAAGAAACTGTTACTGAGTCTGCTCCTGTAACGTCTACTAATGATGAAGACGTACTAGAGTATACGACTACGGCAGATAATGATCCAGTCTATCCTGATGAAAATCAAGTAGAGATACCCGAAGAGCAACGGGCGATTGAAGAATTGCCTGTTACCACTATTGATGATGCGTATGAATCTTTATATGAACGTCAAGATGCTGCTGATATGACTAAAATACTAGATTTTAAACGTCTTGATGCAGAAGAAAACTTACTTGCAGGATTTCCTTTAGATGAAATGCAAGAGTTTTTATTACTTCCCCCTACAGAAAGAACAAAACAAGAAAGAGTACAAGCAAGAGAGGGTATGACTCTTCCCCAACTTATTGCTGACCTAAAACTAGAACGTTACGAAGCCATTGATAGTGGCGAGGGTATTATTGCAGAAGAAATGGATGCAGCTACTCAAGAAAAATTAGATTTTTATAATAAGTTTTTTGAAAATGCAAAAGAAAAATTAGACAAGGGTAATTGGACACAAGAAAAATATGATAACAAAGTGGCTGAAGCAATAGCAGATTACGAAGCAGGTTTAGGTGGTGATATGTTTGCTGCTACAGGAGCAGAGGCTGCTATACTTACTACTGACCAGAGAAAAGAGTTGGTAGATAGGGCATTTGAAAAGGCAGACTACTATTTAAACAACAGAAATGCTTACATGCGTGAGGTCGCACGTAATGCTTTTTTACCTGTAGAATTAGGCCACATGAGTGTAGAAACATTTAATCAGCTAATGTTTCAAGATGAATTTTGGGATCCAGTAAACGCCTTTATGGAAGTGCCACATAACTGGGGAGACATGCAAGAAAATATTCGTGCAGGTAACTATAAAGCTGCAGCATTTGATGCGTTAAATGCAGGACTAAACTTAGCTACTGCAGTCCCTGGTGCTAGAGTATTAACTAAAAGTGTAAACGCTGGATGGAAACGACTAAGTGGTGGAAGAGGCGCATACAATGATGTGATGGCGGCTATGGCTGCAGAAAACTCACGTGCTTACGACATTAAAAAGGCTACCCGTAGAATGGCACGGGACAATCCAGACGTGCGTAATCAGATTATTAAAGAGTTTGAAGAACGTTTTAACGTCACTATATCTACAACAGATGATAAAGGTAATTTAAGGGTGGACCCAAAGCTTGTACGAGAAACAGGCAAGGCAAAAGTCAGCGATTATTTTATTGACATGGGGTTTGTTGGTACGGATAATAAGGCTGTTAAGTTAACAGACTACGCAATTAACGATGAATCCTTAGCTATACCAATCCTTGATCCAGAAAAAATGGACATGTTTGTGTCTGTCGTTGTTGGCCTAAAGAAAAATGAAAAGTTTGCTGAAGCTTTAAAAACTAAAGGCGATGAAAGATTAGTTGATAAGTTGTTTGAGCTTACTATGAATGAAGACCTACTAGGTTCAGAAGAATTATTAGAACAACTAACTAAAAACGGACTTGCTTTTGAGGAGTATGTGCTTGGTGTTGTTGGTTCAGGATCAGAAGCTGGCAGAATAATGAACCGTCTATCACAGATGGCTACACATAAACCAAAGAGTGTAAAAGAAGCACAGGAGCTAAAAGCAAAGATTGAAACACAACGTGCGTTTGGCAGATTGTGGTCAGGTACTGTGTTACGTGCTGAAAACCTACGTAGGGGCTTGATGGTTTCCTCTCTTGCTACAGCAGTACGGAACTACCAGTCAGGTTTGATTAGAGCACCTATGGAAAGTCTTGCAGATGTTATGGACACTGCACTACTGACATATGGCAATGCTCGTACTGCAGGTGTAGGTAAGGGTGAGTCCTTATTGAAGTTTCATAATGCAGTGAACCCACTTATTCGTGATGGTACGTGGTCAGGTGCTTTCAGAAACATGCGATATATCATGGCTGATCAACAGAGAGCAGCAGAATTTACTGATTACATACTAGACAGACCTCAGTTTGCTGAACAGTTTGAACGTATGTTTAATCAGTTTGCTGAGATACAAGAGTATACACAAAAGGGCAAGGCACAAACTTTTGTTGGTAAACAATACGACAAGGTTATGACACGAGCAGAAGACTTAGTATGGACTCTTAACGGCCCTAACCGTTGGCAAGAACACATGATTCGTCGTGCAACTTTTCTTGGAGAACTTGAACGTCAGGTAAAAGTAAACTGGAACATGGACCTACAGACTGCCCTGAAAGAGGGTAAGATAGAAGACATGATGAAGTCTGCACCTAGTGTAAGACCAAACAAGGATGCACCTACATTTGAGAGTATGATAGAGACATCTGTAAATAAAGCATTAGATGTTACATATGCAAAACAACCAGACTTTGAACCTTTTAAAAGAACTACAGAAATTATAACTAAAACAGGTTTGACTGCAGTTGTGCCTTTCCCACGTTTTATGTTTAATGCTATGGAGTATATGGCACAGAACACAGGCGGTGCTATGCTTGTGCCTATTCGTAAAGCTGTAAGTAAAGAGTCCCGTGATGCAGGGCTTACTGCTCGTGATAGGCAGGACATTACCCGTAACTTAGTTGGTATTGCCACTATGTCGGCACTGTATCAAGTAAAACAACAGTATGGTACTAACGATTATACTATGGTTGCAGATGACCAAAACCAAGTCGATATATCCGCACAGTTTCCTTTGCGTCAAATGGGGTGGATCACTGATTTTATTGCACGTCAGCAGGAAGGGACACTTGAAACTTGGTATGGCATGAACGGGACAGAGCTTGCAGAAACGTGGCTTGGAACCACTGCCCGTACAGGTGTAGGTAACGTCTTCGTTGAAGAAATTGGTAATATCATTAAGGGTACAGAAGATATTATTGATGATGAAGCAAGAAAGAAAGCTATTGGACGTTTAGTAGGACAATATGCTGCAACATATATTACTCCTGCATTCCAGTTGACTGAAGCACAAAGGGTACAAGGCATACGTGGAGAGGAAGCTAAGGACTTTAAGGGGAGCATACCAAGCGATGCAAATCTACCCTTTGCAGAGGATTCTGGTGTACGTGCTTTCTATGAAGTATTTGCTCAACGTGGTGCTGCGGCCCCATCATTTGAAGAAGAACTTAATCAACGTGTTGCTATTGACAAAGGTAAGATACAAAGACCAGACAGTGCTTGGCGACTTTACTTGGGTCTTACTATTACTAAAAGAGACAGTGATATTACAGACTACCTAAAAGAAATAGGGTATGAAGATGCAACATATGAATTGGGTAGTAAGTCTCTTGTAAATGCAAATAAAATAGCAGAGAATGAGTATATAAGTGCAGCATTTCCAACGCTAGTAGAGGTCGCAAAAGAGTTCGCTGAAGAAATGCATCCAAATGATAAAAAAGAACAGCACCTTCTTGCTAGAAAAGAGATTCGTAATTCAGCTATTAAGCTAAGAGAACAGTTTAATGATCCTTATTTAGGTGACGTATCTCCCGTAGCTGTAGTTGTAGACGAACTGTCACGTCTAAGTAAAGAGGATAGACGTTATGGCATTGTAACGTTTAAAGATAACAATGATGGTAGGCTACCTGACATTACAAACCTAGAAGACTTGATGGAGTATGCCGAATACTGTAAGATACACTATCTTGATTAAAACAAAGGGGGCCATTACAGCCCCCTAATTTTTACCGCTTGTCTCCACTACCAGAGAGGACACCCCTTACCTTTCGGTCATGTAGCTTACGTAAATTATTCTTCGCAAGCTCAGTCATGTCTACATTTAGATCACGACATAGTGCAGCAATGTACCACAGACAATCTCCCACTTCGTCTGCTATTGCTTCACGATCAAACTTCCCATCACGTAAAATCTTTTTGACTTTATTAGCAACCTCACCTGCCTCTGCCGCCAAACCTAGTGCAGGGTAGATTACTTGATGTTCATGCTTATAGATCGCAGTCTCCGATGCCATATCTTGATATGACTTGAAGTTTAGGTTCTCGTATTTACTTTCCATAAATGCTCTAGCCTCTTCCTGTAAGTTGTTCATACTCCTTCACCCGTTTTAACTGCTCGTAGTAGGCTTTGTTAAACCCACGTTCCCACTCCCTGTGTTGCATTGTATCATCAGGGAATGGATTAACGACACGCCCCTGCCGAAAATCCTTGTAGCCTTTCTCGTGTTGAAATTTTAACGGTGCATCATATTTGCCAAGACCACGTTGTTTGCGAGTTAGTTGTTTGTTCATATGCATTCTCCTTATGCTACGTTGATTAATTCTGCTTCTGTGTACGGAATGTGATAGAACAGTTCGCCCTTGAGGATGTTACGTCCATGTGCCTCACGTAGACGATCCTCTGTCAAGCTAGTATCCTTGATACGCCAAGCTTGCTTCATATCTTTACGGAAGATGTAGAAGTTAAGCACCCCATTCTCCCCCTCATACTTTGCAAGTAAACGTCCCTTACGTTCAGGAATACGAATGTCCTTCCAGTCGGTAGGCCAGTCACCTTTCCATGCAAGCTTTACTTCAGCTTCATTAAAGTATGTATAATCTTTTTTCGTTGATACAATATCCACATTATAATTCTCCTTCATGTCTGTTATCTCATGCCCTGCACTTGTTAGATACTCTGCAAGTTTTTCTTTTGCAGGTGCATCATATGCTTCGTATAGTGCACGGCTAAATTGTTTACGTGTTCCCATTGTCGGCCCTCCATATTAGTTCAAATAAAAGTTTCTGTTGTTCGTACTCTGACATTATACACCAATCCCGTATCTCGTCAATAGTTCTTTTACACCCCACGCAAAAGCCATCGTTGTCTATACGACAGACCTTCACGCAGGGTGATGGCACAGTGCCTAGCTGCTTACGATTTCTACTCACACTGACGTAAGCCAGTGGCAGGATCAAAGTAACAAGCACCACCTTCATCTACATAGTCTTGCGTTTCCTCTACTGGTTCCTCTTCTACTATGTCCTCAGAGGCAGATGCATTCAGGATACCATACCGCTTACCTGCTGCACGGAATGTTGTACACCCTGATGCACCACCATCGTATGCATCCATGTACACCTGCTTAAACTCTTCCCACGTTACATCATCCCCTGTGTTACATGTCTTTGAACACGCAGAGTCAACATACCGTGATGCTACGTTCAGTACCTTGACGTGATCAAACACTGACAGTTCATCTGCAGTCTTACCTTTTACACCAAACACACGATAGCCGTAGTCTTCTACTCGTTCAACCTTGGGTCCATCAAAGGTTTGGATAGTTCTATCGTAGTAATGGGAGAAGACTGGTTCAATCCCAGAGGATACGTTGTCGGCTGACAAGCTGATAGTTCCTGTTGGTGCAACCGAAAGAAGATGACTGTTGCGAATACCGTGAGTGCTAATGAGATCACGTATATTAGTAGGCAAAGACTTAGCAAAGTCAGACCCAAGGTATGCTTGACTAAAGAGAGGAAACGGACCTTTCTCAATAGCAAGCTCAACTGACGTAGTATATGCAACATCCCTGATCACTCCCATAATTTCTTCTAATGTCTGTAGGAAACGATCACTACCATACTCAAATCCTAATGCTTCAATGGCATTAGCTACTCCTGTTACCCCTAAACCCATACGGCGTTTGCTAATTGCCTCTGCCTTTTGTTCTACCAGTGGATAAGTAGCACGATCCACAACGTTATCCATAGCACGTACCACATGAGGAATATCATTACGTAGTTGGTTCATATTAAATACGTACTTACCATCATGCTCTAGTACATACTTTGTTAGATTAAATGAACCTAGTAGACACGCACCATTGGGCGGTAGTGGTTGCTCACCACAGGGGTTTGTGGCTGCAATAGTTTCTACGTAATGCAGGTTGTTCTTTTTATTAATACGATCAATGAATAGAATCCCAGGTTCTGCCCAGTCCCATGTACTGCGTAGTATCTGATCCCATAATGCACGAGCACTTACCGTTTTGTATACACGTCCATCAAACTTTAGGTCAAAGTCTTTATCCTCTTTTACCGCAGTCATGAACTCATCCGTCACACCTACAGAGATGTTGAACTGTGTTAGTGTATCAGAGTTATTCTTGGCAGTAATAAACTCTTCAATGTCTGGATGATCCACACGTAGTACACCCATCTGTGCACCACGACGATGCCCTGCAGATGCAATGGTACGACACACAGCATCAAAGATACCCATGAATGACACAGGACCAGATGACTTACTGTCCAGTGACTTGATCAGTGTACCACGTGGACGTAGTGTACTGAAGTCATAGCCAATGCCACCGCCAAGGCGCATTGTCTCTGCTGCACGACGAGCAGCTTCCATGATACCGTCCATGCTATCTTCAATTGTCATTGACACAAAGCAGTTGTACGGTGTTACACGACGAGGTGCACCCATTGCTGATTGCACACGTCCTGCAGGTAGAAAGCGTTGTTCATACAGGATTGTACGGAAGTTATTAAAATGTGTTTCAGTATCTTTTAGTGCTTCAGCTACACGTGTCATTGCTTCACGAAATGTTTCACCCTTGCTACGGTATTTCATTGCATGAATCTCTTCTGATATTTTTAGTGTTGGTCCATAAGTTTCCATAAGCATTACTCCGTTATTATTTTAATTGCTTTGATTGACATACCATCAATGTCATAAATAAATTCCCGCAAACTTTGGTCAATTTCTTCATCAACTTCTCCGTCTACAGGAACTGGGTATTCATCTTCATCTATGTTCAGGGTTAAGAATACTTTAACTATCATCTACATCCTCAATAAGTTTGGTCAAATACCACTGTGCCTTCTTTAGGTCTTCTGCGCCATTCTTATATCGGTATCGCCACAGATACTTCATAATGTTTCCCTGTAGATAGTACTGATATCCATCACCAGTGGCGGCACGAATGGCATCAATGCATTCAATACCTGCTTGATTATAGTGTGGTGGGTTGTTTACATTGTCTACCATTCGTATCTCCTTTCTAAAAGTTTACTTTAACTACGTTACCGTCACGTTCTTCAACTAACGGTTTCTCTTCTGCCATTCCATCCGCATCAATCTGATCAACTAACTTGAATAGCTTACGCCTTACATCATGATCCTGTTCCATTAAAGGTATAGCAGCAATCAACATGTCAGTCAACACTTTCAGATGTGCAAAGTCATCTGTTTTCATTGTGTTATCATCTGTTGTCAGCATACCTACTGTAAGGTCACCTGTCCAATCTCCATTGTCATCCACTTCTGGTGAGATACGGATAACGAAATCATTAGGGTTAAAGTTTATTAGTGAATTTAGCATATGTTTAGCTCCTTTTTATTTTGTCATAAGGAAATACTACTAAGTCTGGATGATTGTCAACACCTTTCTCTTTCAACCATTCTTCTGGAATAACCCTATCTGCATATAAGAATTTATTTCTTTCACACCATATGGCGTATGTTGTCTTTGCCCCTTTGCTTAACTTACGTTTACTGTTTTCAAATACAAATCGTATGTCAAGATCAGGGTGCTGCTTCTTTACTGCTACGTGTTTGCGCCTATCATCTGATGTGAACCTTCCTTTCACTTCTACGATGATACCATTTGCAAGTATAAAGTCAGGGGTATAGGTGCGGTACATCAAATCTTCCCATTCAATCTTGATGGCTTCATACTTGAACTTGACTTTCTTCTCCTTCAAGTAATCTTTTACTTTGATCTCTAGCCCACTCCTATACCCATGCTTTAACGCAGCCTTGAACTGCTTACCGTTCATTAGATAAACGGATGCCAGTTCACACGGCGTACACCTAATGCCTTGAGTTCTTCACTCAATAGCTGATCTGCTTCCTTACGTGCTTCCATTGCTGCACGTAAACCTGCGTATCGTTTCTCACTGAGTTCACGTTTACGTTCACGCAGTTGTTCTTCAAGCATTTTGATTTCATCTTGAAGTTCTTTAATTTCATCATCACCTAACATAATTAATCCTCTATGTATGCCACCGTCTTGGGGTCTTTTGCTTTACTTACCCGTGATGGTTCTTCAACCATGTTGGGCCAACACTCGTATCTGAAATCACAGAAACGACAATTATCATTTAGTACCTTATTTCCTGTGGGTTTACCACGGAAGAACTCGGGTACAGGACTGAAGCAACGTTTGAACTCATTGTTGTTCACCGTTTCAACAGTTGACTTAATTTTATCAAGTTCTTTGTCGAGGTCAAGACCATCAGCAGGTACGTATTTAAACTCACCATTGCCTTTGTTCACGACCCACCATCCACCTACACGTTTGCCAGATGCTTTGGCATAACCTGCAAGCTGCCCTACATAACCAAATCCGTCACCCTTTGCTAGTGTGTCAAAGGAATCAAACTTGTTTGCGTAAGACCAAGGCGATGCTGACTTCACGTCATCAACAGCACCATCTAGTACAAGATCATAAGAGCCAGAAACCCTAGTATCATTACTATCTCCCACTGTAAGGCTAACTTTATCAGTGTCTTCAAACTCCACGTTAGCAGCTTTAAGCAGACCTTTAAAAACAGCCTCAACAATGTCTCCTATCATCATGTTCATTACAAATGTAGTCGGCTTAGGTAATGCCTTATCGGGTTGGTTCTTTTGAAACCAGAGTTGACAAGTAGGACGCCCAATGTTGGACATCCTAAGTGTAAACTCATCCCGTGACTTACCACTGCCGAACTGACGAAGTACTGCATCAGCGACCTCTGCACCAATATCCTTAGCTTGTTCCTCAGTGAACGTACTCTTTCCATTGGCAGCATCAGTCATAAACTGGTGCAGCTTTAGTTCAGCAGGGTGGTTCATTACACGAAATCCTCTGCGTCAATGTCTACAAATGACTCAACAGTATCTGTATCTGTGTCATCATTCTTGTACGCATTGTCATTCCAAGCACCCTTGATGTACTCGTTGTAATTCTCCACCCATGCTAGGAAGTTGGCAAATGTTTCCTGCTCTGCGTCTTGCACATCAAGTGTTTCGTTCAGATCAAGAGCCAATGTAGGCAGATAGAACTTACTACCATTAGGTAATGCACGTTCTTCAGTTGCAGCTTTGATGTTGTGCTGCACTGGCAAACGGCGCATCTTGCCTAGCTTGTTGAACAGTGTTCCCGCAGTTTTAAATGCATCACGGTTTTCAATCTCCCAGATGAATGCCTGTTCATCTAGTTCAACTGGATTACCTTGTGCATCAGTAACGTCATGCAGTTGCACTGTACCGAACATAACACGAACACGTTTGATCTGACGGATCAACTCTTGTGTTTTCTCAGGCAATGCTTTGAAGTCTTCAATGTAACCTGCAGGTTTACCACAGTTGAAGCCACCATCATTGTCCTTCATGTCATTGTTCAAATCGTTAGCCATTAATGTTTTGACATAACGATTAGGTGTAGTATCACTACCCTTGATGAAACGCTTGTACATGAAGCGTTGTAGGTATGGACGAATAGTCGCAGTAGGTGCATAGTATGTTGGCCCATCTGGGATTTCCAACTTGTACGTACCGCCTGATACAACTTCCATCTTTACCTTCTTGCCGTTCACTGTTTCCTCACCCATGATAGCTGAGTGATTGATACGTAAACGTGCAAGTGTACTTGCCTGTGACTTCTGATTGTTGTCAACAGACATGCCCATTGCTTCTGCCATTGCGTTGAAGTTACCAGTGTTAATTGTTGCTACTTGATTCATTATAAATCTCCTTTTCTGTTTGCGAGTTCTTAGTTATATCACGACACGTCTTTTGTGTCAAGCCAATTCGGGCCGATTTTTGCTTCTAATAAAAGTGGTACATTGAAATCCAGTTTCCACTTCTTATTGACGATAGCAAGCAGTCGGTCATTGGCTGCTGTTATTATCCGTAATACTTTGTCCTTTTCGTTGGGATGCACATCAATCACGATGGAGTCGTGTACGGTATTGACGATGCATGATTGCATTTGATTAGCCCCTAATAGCTTGTCGATGTATATCAGGGATATAGGTACAATGTCAGCCGTGGCAAACGATTGTACAGGAAAGTTTTTAATCTGTGTGAAAAATGTCACAGTACCATTAGCACGTCGAGTAACATCAGGGAAAGAGAACTCACGACCAGATGGTGTTTTGATCTTACCCGTAGCCAGAGCCTCACGTGCAAGCTCTTTATGCCACTTGCCTATACCTGAGTACTTCTTAGTGAACTGCTCATAGTACGCAGCCTCAGCAGGTGTACGACCAAATCCACTGGCACCATATAACGGAGCAAATGTATGTGCCTTGGCTTCTTGGCGTGACATGTTCTGTCCTGCATCAGTGATAACCTGTGCAGTATACGAGTGTACGTCAAAGCCTGTGGTCACCTCGTCAATGGCAGTCTTGTCCTGTGATAGGAATGCAGCCACACGAAACTCTAACTGTGCAAAGTCAGCTTCCATGATTTCACCACCATCCCAACGTGACTTGAACACACGTTTTACGGGGAACGTACCACCACGTGGCATGTTCTGCATGTTAGGATCAGCACCAGACAAACGCCCAGTAGCAGTGCGGTGTTGTAGTAACCTGACGTGCAGCTTACCATCTTGTTTTACATGTGTTGAGATACCTTCCACAAAGCTTGAGAGATATGTGTCAACGGCAGACAAACGGCGTACTCGTTGTAAGAACAACACTGCGTCTTGCATATCACGTTCTCTAGCGACACCTTCAAGGTATTCAAGCTTATCTTTACTCGTTGCGAAACCGTTGGCTGAAGCCCATTTTGAAGTTGGAGCATTGAACTTTAACCCAGCAACAGTCGAAACAATATTAACATAAATAAAACCCGTGCTATCGCAGTTGCTGCATCGGTTAGTTCTGGCGTATAGTGTTCCATCTTTCTTTACCTTTCTGATCTGACCAGTACCATTACATGTACGGCACTGTTTTGCTTTCTGTTTGTACAATGTCTCAGTATTCTGACGCACCGTACTACGATACTCCGTATCTGTCATACGGAAGTCTTCAAACAGTCCTGCCCATACTTTCTTGTCCTTGGGTTTCTTACTGTAGATAACCCATGACAATTGTTCTGGACTGTTCAAGTTGATTGGACGATCACCCATCAGTTCACGTACCTGTTCCTCAAGGTCAGCAACCAACTGGTCACGTTCC